CAAGAAGTGAAAGCAGCATTAGACAAAGCAGGGGTTAGCACTTTTGCAGGTTGGGGAGAACTAGAAGATGGAAAACAAACAATTTCCAGAGAGATGTTTGTGATACCCCTTATCAACGCAATACAAGAACTTTCTGCTAAAGTTGCAAAATTAGAAAATAAGGAGTAAAAAATGGCAGTAACTAAAACATTAACTAAGGCTGTGCCGTTTAATTTAAACAATAAAGTACAAAAGTGGGTTTTTACTATGCAATATAATCAAGGCAATAAAAGTGCAAGTCCACCGACTTATTACGAGTCTAGTTTTGATGCGACAATTCCCGCTACTGAACCTTTACCTGATGGTTCAACACAGACCAACTTCACGCCCAAGGCAGAAGGCAGTTGGACTTTAGCAGAGCTAATAGCTTTGTGTCCTACTTCACTGTGGGATACGGTATTTGCGGCTCAATACGACAGCGTAATTACTAATCCCCCCGATTTACCTATTGCTGATCCAGATTATGTAATACCTAGTTAAAAAGGAGCCACAATGACAGAAGAAACAGTAACGGAAGAAGCGGCAGAGGTTCCAGCCGTTGACCCACAGGTAGCAAGATTAGCTAATTATATGGAGAATCTGAATAAGGAAATAAAAAATCTTACACAGGAATTATTAAAAGTACAGTACGCTTTGGATATTCGCATTACTGCCAAGAATGCGTATGAAAAGGCGATGCAACAGAAACCAAAGGTTAATGGCGAAGACGACAGTGAATCAAGTAGCTAGTGAACTCTCAAAGCACGAAGCGGTTTGTGCGGAGCGTTGGCTAGAAATATTGAACCGAGTAAAACGAGTGGAGTGGTTTATTGTGGCTACCTTAGTTACGTTGCTCATTGGCATGGGAAGTATTTTAATAGATCAACTTTTTTAAAAAGGAGGAAGTTATGATTTGGACAATATTAAATATAATAGTATGGGTGATTGCGATAGCCTCTTTGNTNTCCGCAATATCCCCNCTTACTAAAAGCAAAAAAGACGATGCCTTGGTAAAGAAAACATTGGGTAAAGTACAATGGCTCATTGATCTTTGTGCTTTAAATGTGGGCAAAGTCAGAGAAAGATTTAAAAAATAACGTGCAATGCCCTACGCCAAATACATTTTTAATCCGGGGATAAACCGAGAAGGAACGGACTACAGTAATGAGGGGGGTTGGTACAACTCCAATCTAGTACGTTTTCGTAAGGGCCGTCCGGAAAAAATTGGCGGATGGACAAAACAAAGCTCTAATTATTATCTGGGAACGAGCCGTGCTTTACACGGTTGGGTAGATCTTTCCGGAAGTCGTTACCTGGGNCTTGGCACAACNTATAAGTATTANGCCGAATTAGGGGGGACGTTTAACGATATTACCCCTATACGTGCAACCACTTCAGCGGGGGACGTTACTTTTTCAGCATCAAACGGAGATGCAACGGTTACGATAACCGATACAGCCCATGGTGCGGTACAAAATGATTTTGTAACTTTCAGCGGTGCCGCTTCCTTGGGAGGCAATATTATCGCTGCGGTGTTAAATCAGGAGTACCAGATAGCCACTATTACGAGTGCCAATGTTTACACCATTGAGGCTAAGGATACCGATGGAGATGAAGTAACAGCGAATAGTAGCGACAGCGGTAACGGCGGCGGCAGCACAGTGGGCACTTATCAAATTAACGTAGGCCTGGACGATTATGTTTCCGGCACCGGTTGGGGAGGAGGTCTGTGGGGAGCTTCCGGATGGGGGGAATCTACCGCTTTGAGTGATACCAACCAATTGCGTTTATGGTCCCACGACAATTTTGGAGAGGATCTGGTAATGAACCCCAGGGCCGGTGGGATATATTATTGGGATGAATCGGCCGGTACTAGCACCAGAGCCGTTGCATTAACCGCTTTGACGGGAGCTAATTTAGCTCCGACCAAGGCCCTACAGGTATTGGTTTCACAAAAAGATCGACACGTTATTTGCCTGGGAGCGGATCCCCTTTCAGGGGGCTCACGAACCGGAGCTATCGATCCGATGTTTATTTGTTGGAGCGACCAGGAAAACGCCGCTGAATGGGAACCCAAGCCCACCAACACGGCGGGTTCCATTAGAATATCCTCCGGATCAAACATTATCGGGGGGCTTTCCTCCCGGGAAGAAGTATTGATATGGACAAATAGTTCCATGTACTCCATGCAATTTATTGGTCCCCCTTATACTTTTGGCACTAATTTGATTAATCAGGGGGTCGGGCTTATGGGACCGAAAGCTGCGGTGAACACTCCCATGGGTGTGTTCTGGATGGATCATAAAGGGTTTTACACTTATAACGGCAGCATTTCTCCCGTTCCGTGCAGTGTGCATTATTACGTATTTAGTGACTTGAACGAGAGTCAGTCTTTTAAATGTTTTGGCTTTGTTAATAAACAATTTAACGAGGTCGGTTGGTTCTATCCCTCCGGTTCCAGTACGGAAGTAGACCGGTACGTGGTGTATAACTATGCAGAACAAGTCTGGACCATTGGACAATTAGCCCGTTATGCGTGGCTCGATGAGGGAATTGTCGATTATCCCAGGGCTACGGGCGATGTCAGTTCCACGCAGTATTTATACCGACACGAAACCGGCAATGACGCGGACGGTTCGCCCATGGACAACGTGTTTATTGANTCCAGTGATTTTGACTTGGACGACGGCGAGTTCTTCTCTTTTGTTAAGAATGTTATTCCGGACGTAAAATTTACCGGCGACGGTGGAACNGCTCAGACCATTAACTTTATCCTGAAATCAAGAAATTATCCGGGNGATACGTTAACTACCAATACCACTCAAACCGTAACCGGAACCACACAGAAATTGAACACGCGCCTGCGCGCCAGGCAAGCGGCTTTACGTATAGAGTCCGATGATGATAATACCGAACCTTATCGCATGGGCGTTGGCTGGAGGCTGGGAGACACGCGTCTGGATATTAAACCCGACGGTAGAAGATAATGGGAAAATTGCTGGAAACACGCTTACCAATAGCGATTAATGAAGTCGATGCCGGAGTTTATAACCGTATGGTACGGATTCTGGAGATTAATCTGGATCGTTTTGACACGACGGCCACTCCGGAATACAACGATACGGAATTGAATCAAAACCAATTTAATGCAGGGGATGTAATATGGAATACCAACAAAAGTGTTTTACAGGTATACACGGGAAATAAATGGCAGGATATATCAACAAGAACGGAAGTCGGTCTAGCAGGAACTGGTTCCGTCGGCTCCTTGACGGTCAGCGTCAACGGTGCAACCGAGATAACCCTTTGATGGACACCGATAAGCTAATGAAAGAATTGATTATGGACGAAGGCTATAAATACGAAATATACCTGGACCATTTGGGCTATCCGACCCTGGGCGTCGGGCATTTAATCACCGAAAAGGACGAGGAACACGGACAGGAAGTGGGGACGGTTATACACGATGAGCGCATTAAGGAGTGCTTAAATAAGGACATTGATACGGTGTGCCGGGAGCTGGACACCTATGAGCCCTGGTGGCGGGGGCTGGACGACAACCGCCAAAGGATACTGGCTAATATGTGCTTTAATCTGGGTTATCCGCGTTTAAAAGGTTTTAAAAAATTTTTACACGCCCTGCAACTTAAAAAGTTTGAAAAAGCTGCCCTAGAGATGATGGACAGTAAATGGGCTACGCAGGTGGGTGATAGGGCAAAAAGACTAAAAAATAGGATGTTACATGCCGATAAATAAGGTAGAAGGCGGCTGGAAAATCGTCAATACCAAGGGTATTTCCCCAGTAGGAAGGCTGCTGAACGGCGCCTTAGAGCCATAAAAGCGAGACAACACGCCAATAAAAATGGTAAAGTATCAAACTATAAAAGAGCACAGAGGAGGCCTTGATGGCGCAGAAAAGGGCATGAAACTAGGTATATTAAAGACCATAATAGGCACGGTCGCTCCGACCCTCGGCACCGCTTTAGGCGGTCCCATGGGCGGTATGGCGGTCAACATGATTTCCAAAGTCCTGAAGATAGATCCGGCTTCTTCCCCGCAAAAAATGCAAACGGCCATGGAAGCTGCCTCTCCGGAGCAATTAGCCGAGCTTAAAAAGGTAGAGGGCCAGTTTGAAGCGCGCATGAAAGAATTGGATGTGGACCTGTTCAAGCTGGAAACGGCGGATATACAGGACGCCAGGAAATTTTTTTCCAAGGACTGGACGCCGAGGATCTTCGGACTTGCTGCCCTGTTCGGTTTTATCGGTTACATATTTTTAGTGACTATACAGCCACCGGACGCAAATTCTGATACTATAGTTTCTTTAGTATTGGGATATATGGGCGGACTGGTAGCGGGCATCTCCAGTTTTTATTTTGGTGCCTCTAATAAAGAAAATGAGAAATAGTTATGGCAGATAATTGGTTAACAGAAGGCTGGGGCGATGCTTTATTTGGTGAGGAACCTTATGAAGAGTTATCTTTGGATCAACTCTTAGACCTTGATTATGGAAAAGACGCTGGATTAGGCTCATTAATAGATGATACATTTCTGAAGGGTGGCAGTGGATTAAATTTGGATTTTTTGGATGATCCAAACTACTTATCCTCTAGTCTAGATGATACTTTTATTGATAGCCTTCTAAATTTTGATTTTGATGATCCTAAAGCAGATTGGGGAGCAGCAGTATCGAGTTTTGATACGGACCCCGCAACAGGAATTGCATGGAATACTGGTCTTTTTGAAGATATTCTTGGCGATATGTCAGGTCAGGGCTATACACCCGAACAGAACCTACTTTTTGGTGAAACATTTGGCACTCCAGGAGCGGCAACATCTGGTGGTGGTGGGATAATTGATTTTTTTAAATCACTATTGGGAGGAGCCGATAAAGCAGTAGGTGCAGTAGGAAGTGGAGTAGGAAGTTTAATGAACTCCAAAATAGGGCAATTAGCGATGCTTAATTACCTGAACAATAAAAGAGAATCACAAATAAATATACCAATAGGACAAGAAGCCTATGGCGGAGGCGGAAATCAAGCAGACTATCGTGTTATGAATTTACTCCCGGCATTAATGCCGGGTGTGGCCTACGCCAACGTAGCGCAACCGGAAACTCCACCCCCGCCGCCCATGCGACAGGGTGGCATTGCCGGTTTGGCTAGTCGGGAAGGACCGGGAGATATTACCCTGGCGAAACTGGAGCCCGGAGAATTCGTGGTGACAAAAAAAGCCACCGATAACATAGGGGCACAGAACTTATATAGAATGATGAAACAAGCGGAGGGAATGGGTTAATGGCTGATGACTGGGCACAAATATTAACAGACACCCTTCAATCAGGAAGCACTACGGGTCAGGTAGGACCCTCTACTACAGCAACTTACGAACAGCCCTATGCCGGTGCCATGCGCCGTGGCTTTTTGGAGTCTGCTGGCGCCTTAGCTAAACAGCCCATACCGGTCCCGGTCCAGGAGATTGCTCCGTTAGACCCTTATCAAATGCAGGCACGCAAAATAGCGGGCGGCCTGGGGGGCTTCGCGCCGTATCTCGGTCAAGGGTCCCAGATGATGCAGCAGGGAGCGGGGTACTATGCGCCATCGGGAATACAACAATTTTACAATCCCTATGAACAAGATGTAGTGCAACAGACCATGGCGGATATGCAAAAAGCCAATTTACAACAAGGCATAGCCGATAGAGCAGGAGCCATTAGCCAAGGAGCTTTTGGCGGCTCCCGTGGGCGTTTAATGGAACAGGAAAGAGAAAGAGCTTTTGGCCGTGGCATGACGGAAGGTATTGGCGGACTACGCGCCCAAGGCTGGGGTCGAGCTCTGCAAGGCGCACAGACGGCGGGCCAAGGACTGGGGACCATGGGCAGCAACTTTGCCAATCTTGGCATGACCGGACAAACAGGCTTAATGAATCAAATAGGTTCACTTGAGAGATTGG